TTATCTGCACCTTTTAATGATATTTGACTATTTGTTTTTCTTATCGTTATAGTCATTGTAGTTTCGTTGATGTCCTCAATCCAATTAAATAGATTAAGCATTTCTTTTAGAGTTCCCCAAACAATCTCTTTTGCCATCTTAAATGTGGGTGCTACATACCAGATTTTACGATTAGGTTGAGATGCGTATTTCATCATCTCTGTAACAGCTAAATATGTTTTACCAAATCTACGACCTGATATAAGAACTCTGAACCTTGCTTTGCTTTGGCTCACTTTCAGTTGTGGTTTCGTTAATGTGATTTTCATTACAAAAGTACGTTATATATAATTTTTCTTTGTTGAATTTTTCTGTGTGCATATTGTTTGATTTTATAGTTAATACTGCACCAGCTTTTGCACATTCTGTCCAACTTTCAAAATGATGTGGTAGTGTCATTGTGTTATTACACATTCCTGTAATTGCTGAGCAAAGAGTATATGCAAGAATAAAAACTTTCATTTATCAGACACTATCTTTTTTATTGATTTACTTCCATCAATATTATCTTCTAAGACAGCATCTACTTTCCCACACATATATTGGACATTTACATTTATATCTCTTTCAGCAAGTCTTTTACCTTTTAAACATTCACTCATTGATTCTTGTATTCTGTGTTCTTTAAGTTCTCCAGCAATAAACATACAAAGAGCAACAACACTATTAATAACTGTTTCCATTTGCAAATTCTCTTTGTTTATCTTTTAATTTTTCAATATCTTTCAAAGCTTTTTCAAGTTGCTTGGTTATAAATTCTATATTCACTTTGTTACTCATGTTTTGTTCTTGAGTTGATTGTAGTTTTTCAACTTGTTTATATAAATCCTCAATTAACATAAACTGTTCACTATCTGCTGGTAATGAACCCATTAATCCTCTTGGCCATTTAATTCTAAACTCTGTATTCTTTTCAAGATCGGCTTCCATTAATTGTAATCTAGTATGATGTTGATTCTGTGTTTCAATCAAACCAAAATATGCCCATGTTCCTATTGCAACCATACCTATTAAAGATGCTACAGTTTTCATTGGCATTGAAACTTTAGCTTCTTCAGAAATAGTTAATGGTTTATTACTCACATTGGCCTCACACAAAAAGCAAGTAATACAAAACCTAATATTAATATTCCTGTAAAATAATAGTTCATTGTCCTACCCATAAATTATTTAGCTATCTTACCTTTATTAATTCCTTTTTTAATTACATATTGCTGTGTACCATTAGCACCATGTTCAACTTCTTTTTTTAAATGTTTAAATATATTCATTTCTTTTAACTTCTTTTCTGAGTGCTTTTTAAACGACTCTAAAACTTTAGTATCTCTCATTTTTTCTTCTTCTTTTTTTTATCTTGAAACAGTTTGTCTATCAATTCTCCTACCTTATCGAAGAAACCAAATATAGCAAATGCAATTCTATCAATCATATTTTAAAACCTTTTTTCCATGATTGTACTGCCCAATAAACAGGAGTAGTGTTAAGTTGTTTGCCTGATCTTCTAGCTTTAGCCAAGATAGGACGAAACCTTGCCATAAACGATCTCTGTCTAGCTGGTATATTTTTTTTAATAGATAACTCTTTACTACCAAATCTTACCACTTGAACTCTACCTGTTTTTCTATTTTTAACATAAACAGCAAATTTTTTAGACCCACTTGGAGTTCTAAAAGGTTTATTAAGTTTAACAGTTCTACCTTTGTATTTAGCCATAAAGCATAAATATCACAGATGTTTTAATTTATCTAATAATTTATACCATTGATCTTTGTACTTTTTGTCATTGGTCTTGTTATATAGATTAGCAAGACGATCTAATTCTTTGGTTATCTTTTGAAGAATCTCTGTCTCCATTTACCACAAACAAAGTTATCTTTGACACCTACAGTTTGGAATACACCGCAGAATGATCTTCTTTCGCTAAACATACCACAGTTTCCACAGGCTTCTTTGCCTACTGACTTTCTAAAATCATTTGGCATTTGATATGGAATAAATGTTCCATCAGGATAAAAGTTACCTCTTTTGAGCATCTTCAATTATCTTTCTTAGTTCTGTTATGCAGATAAGAGTTTTATTTAATTTACCAAGAGCAATATCTCTTTGTTTCTTTACAAGTTCTAACTCAGCTTTGACTTGTTCAAATTGTTTATTTTCCTTGTCCACGATATTTTCCTTTTCCACGTTGTCTCCTTTTGTGTTTATTTAATGTGCTTGTTATACCTCGTCTTCCAATAGAAGTTCCTTTGTCAGTTTTAGTATATTCAACAGTTGCACCAAATAGATTACCTTTTTTTTTAGCCATTTACATCTTCTGCTTTAGCATCAATTATTAATGGTAAAGGTTCAACAATAGATTCAGTTTGAGTTCTATCTTTCATTCCTAAATAGTTTTTACTTAACCAGATTTGCATATGGGTATTATCTTTTTTAACAGCTTTATCCCACATCTTCTTACGCAAACTAGCTTTACCCTTTTCTCTAAACTGCTCTATGATTTCGGCATAATTTCTTTTTAAAGTTCTAGCAGATACTCCCATAACACTTGCTATCTCATATGTTGGACAACCAATAGATGCTAGATTTTTTAATATTTCCTCATCTACAATTATTTTAGGTCTTCCAGCACCTTTTCTTTTTTCTGACATATTTGCCTTATTATTGTCCATTTTCTAACTCTGCCTTTTTCCCTGTAAAGTTTTCCCATCTTTTAATAATTACATCACAATATTTAGGGTCTAACTCCATAATTCTTGCTTTTCTATTTAATTTTTCACAAGCGATTATAGTGCTTCCTGATCCACCAAAACAATCTATAATTACATCTTCATTTTTACTAGAATTATTTAGTGCTTTACAAACTAATTCTACAGGTTTTTGAGTAGGATGTACATATTTAGAAGTTGCACCTCTGCTCATGTACCAAACATCAGATTGGGATTTATCTCCATACCATTGTTCTCCACAGTAAAATATAAATTCATGTTGAGGTCTATAATGACTTTGTCCTAAACCAATTGATTTTTTATCCCAAACAATACAATTTTTAACTTTAAAACCTGAATCAGTAAGTGCTTTATGGAATTCACTATAAGTTCTCCAAGTAAAACAAATATAAGATGCAGATCCTTGTTTAGCTTTCATTAAAGCACAACTTAAACTATCTTTTACTAAAGTTATTAACGCATCATCTCTTAAATCATCATTTTTAATCATACCATGTGCTTTTACTAAAGCACCTTTAGGTGTACTGCCCTCTGCTCTACCACCTCCATAAGACATTCCATAAGGAGGATCGGTAAATATCATATCAGCCTGTTCGGTACATAATTTATCAAAATGATCTATAATTGTACTATCTCCACACATAACTCTATGATTACCAAGTTTCCAAATATCTCCTAGTTTAGATATAGGTTCTTCAGGTGTTTCAGGAACTTCATCTTCATCAGTTAAACCTTGTTTTTCCTCAAATAATAAATCATTAAGTTGATCTTCATTAAAACCTAATAAGTCTAATTTAAAATCTTGAGCCTCTAATTCTTTTATCTCCATTTTAAGTAATTCATTATCCCACTCAGATTCTTCAGCAGTTCTATTATCAGCTATTCTATATGCGTTTATCTGTTCTGGAGTTAAATTATCTATTATTGATATTGGTACATTTTTAAGACCCAATTTTTTACTAGCCCTATATCTAGTATGTCCAGCAACGATAATATTATCTTTATCAACTACAATTGGTTGTCTAAAGCCATATTCTTTTAAAGACATAGCAACTTTCTCAATAGCTGAGTCTTTTAATTTTCTCGGATTGTTTTCGTATGGTTTTATAGTTGATATATCAACAATTTCTATTTTCATAAAATTATATTTCTACCTTTTTCATCTCTTTTATGCAACCAATAGGAAAGCAGTTTCTATCACTAAAGGTTTCTTCATCATAACTAGCAAATGTCCATAGATATTTTTTATCTTTATCAAAAACATATGCGTTAGTCGTCATTGTAGCTGGTTTCATGGCCTTAAATTCTTTTTCTGTAGCATGACCACTATCTCCGCATGGGTCTATCCAAGTGATCTCGTAAAAGTAGTATTTCTTATTGGAAATTGAAATGTGGCGAAACTTTGACTTTTTTTTAACCATTAATGTTTTTTATTATGATCTGACTCAATTATTGCTCTGTAATATTCTAATTGTGTTTTTAAAACTCGATTTTCTATACTTAATGCAATTATTCGTTTTCTACAATATCTAAATATTCTCAGGATAGATTTCATTGATATTCTTTCAAAGGCTCATCTTTCCATTTATGTTTTAGATATTTTTTATTGTCTTTCAAAAGGATATTATATTCTCCCCAATCCCCAACTTTCTTATATTCTTCCTTGCTAGACTTCTTTGGAGATATATTAGATATTAGTGTATTAGTATTATGTATTAGATATGCGGAGTCGTTGGTGAGTCGTTGGTTATCCACAGGCTCGACATATTGGAATTTGTCGTAATTAACCACAGAAATTATAGTTATTTTGCTATACTTAAAATCATTCGTTGGTTTCAATGTGGTGAGTCGATGGTTTATCATACCTCGTCTTTTCAACCTTAAAATGAAAGTTCGCATAGCAGTATAAGGTATATTCCAAATTTTTGCATTTTTTCTTAATGGAAATATTAACTCGCCACGTTTGATAAATATTTCATTATCTAAATATCTAGCAGTTTTATCTTTATGACTTGCTGAACTTATCATGTAAAGCCAAATAGCTGACTCTACTAAATTTTTAAATACAGGGTGTTTCCAAACATCTCTATAAACTAAAAAATATCCTGATCGTTTAGCCATTATAGTCCTCTCTTTCTATAGAATGTTTCTCTTAACTTATCTCTTTTTTCCCAATAACATTGAATTTTTTTTCTAAATTTTACACGTCTAGCTAAATTAGCATCAGTTGTTATAAATACATCATCATGTTTTCTTGATCTATCTGATGACTTTCGGTATTTAAAATTTTTAGTATCTGCCATTCTTACTCTCTTTCTCAATCATCTCGATTAATTGTTTTTTTGTATATCTATTTAATAATGTTTTAATTATATTTATGGTCTTTTTTTGTTTCTCGTATTCTCTTGCACGATTACCAGATACAACGTGCAAATGTTCTTCTCTCATTTCAGCCATTATTCTCTCCTTTAAAAAAATCGTTAGCTTGTTCTAAGTTTTGTATTTCCCTCAAAGTTTTTTGTAACATTTCGTGTTCAGTTCCATACATAGCTTCAAATTCTTGTTTTGAATTATGAATACTGAATTGTCCTTGATGGTGGTCGTGGCAAAGTGGGATAGTTTCATAGTGGCTCGATCTATTGCCTATTCCTAGCCCAATAGGACGTATGTGATGCACGTTAGCTGGTCTTTGACATACCAAGCACCCTAAACTAGCAACCTTGCTCATATGCTCTCTCTCGGCTTTTGTTGCTACTTTTTTATTTCCCATACGATTGCTTGTTTTCCATATTTTGTTTCACGAGTTAAACCAGAATTAATTACTAAATTACATTCTTGTAACTCATGCACTCTAGCACAAACAGAACTCAAAGGCATTTCTAATTCATCTGCGATTTGATAATTAGTTAGAGGATTAAGTTTTAACAAATCATAAACTTGTTCTCTTTTAGTTTTTATCTTTGGCTTTATTGTGGCTAGTGCGTCTTTAGATGTTTTAGTGTAATTTGCTGATTGGTAGTCAGTATCAAATATATCTAATTGTTTCATATTCTCTCATCAATTTTAGAAAGTTTATCTAATTGTTTTTGAGCAAGTTTATATTCTTTAAAAAGATTTTCTTTACCTAACTTTACTCGTCTTTTTTGTCTTTTAGTTTTATAACACCAATAGTCTTCAAAAATATCCTCAACATCATGTTCTAATATTTCTGTTGTAATTAAATCTGATTGATTTCTTGCATCTCCTGACAAATAAAATGCTAATTCTTTATCTACTTTCATTTCTGAAAATTTGCCATTATATTTTTCTTTATAATCAGTAATCCAATTTATAACTTTATGCCAGATTCTATCTTGTTCTTTTTCTGACATAAAAACATAATCATCTGCTGGAGATTTTTTTGGATTAGGATTTGGAACACACAAGTCTATATGCCAATCAACTCCCTCATAATATCCAAACAACATATCTTGTGCTTTTTTATTTAAGTGTATTTTCATTTTTCATCTCTCTGTTAGGTGCTGGGTCAGGAGAGAAGCTGACCCAACACATTAAAGTATTACGATATGAAAAATAAATACTTATATCCTTGCGGATAACTCTCTCTACAATATTTTTTTTTATTTTCATATCTTTAATTGATTCGTTTTTTATATTACTGATTTGTAATTTCAACAAAATTCTAACTAAATTAGAAAAATAATTTTAAAAAAAGTAAAAAAGCTAGGTTTTATGCGATAAATTAACTATTGCAATATACAACCCATTTAGTATTCTTTCTGTATGTTTAATTTAAAAAAAGGAGAGAAAATGAAAAAACCTAAATGTATAACTTGTGGTAAAAGTTTAAAAAGAAGATCACATACATATTATAATAAAAAAGAACCATACTCAGGTAATATGATTTGTTATAGAAAAAAAACAAATCCGCCTACAAATGATACACCACCTGATAACCCAAATGATAAAATAACAATTTGTGGTACACCATATCCTACTTATGATTACACATTATGGGATGGAGAAAGTTATTATTATTATTTAGGCAGATACAGATTTTGTGGTGTAAATTGTACTGCTATGTATGGAATAAAACATTTACCTAAAAAGGAGAGAGCATGAAAGATAAAATCTTAGCACTATTAACTTACTCATTTATTACTTTAAGTTTAACTGCAATCATGTTAGGTTGCTTACACGTTTGGAGTGTACAATGAAAGAAGTTCATATTAATAATGCAATCTTAGATATTGTTAAAATTAATGGTAAAGACGTATTAGTAATTGACCAAACTGATAATGATGGAAAAGGTATTGATTATATATACATTAAAAATTTTAGAATCCAAGATTGGAGAAATAAAGATGATGGAGAATTATTAATGAGGAGTAATCATGAGAATACCAAATAATTCAAACTTTAGCACAGAGATAGCTAAACAGTTTAAACAGATTTTCCACCGAGATATGACTCTTGGTGGATTAC